TTTGTAATTGATGCAGCATCTGTATATACATTTGTGTTTGCCTCATATGGGTTTTCATTTGGACCTATGATATTAAGAACTATTCCCAAATCATTACATATTGAAGCCAATCTTAAAAACTCATCCGCATCTACTTGATTATGGAATGCGTTTTCACCTCCAGGTTTGGTGTTTGTGTATAGAATAATTTGTTTGTTTACATTGTTTCTAAATGCTCCAGCTAAATTGTGCTCAACAATTCTACTCAAAGCAACCCCAGATGGCTGGCTTTTAAATATAATTGGAGTAGTCCCTCTCACTGCATCTGTTCCAACTGTAGTGCCAAATATATATTTATGACCAGAACCAGATGATGTAAATATATCTGCATCTAAAGTAAGCTGAGTTTCGCTGTCTACAGAAACAACTGTAGCAGAAACACCAGCGGACCAAACACTTGGATTTGAAGCATATTTGTATATAACATCCCCAGGTCTAATTCCGTTGGTTATAAATGTTGCGCTTGAATCAATAAGTTTGTTTGCAGAAACAGAAGTAACTTGTCCGATTGTAAGGCTATTTGGTTCTATAGATATAGACCTTAAATACCTATTAAACGAATCCTTGTTTCCAGTCGAAAACTTTTCAAAGCACGTAACATATTGACTATATGATGAATCCGTATTAATGTATTTTTGTGCAGAAGGTAGATAATGATAATCACCCTGAACTGTATATTTTGGCCAGCTCCCTGCATTTGTTACTTCAGGTCCAGCAGCATATGGAAGACCAACGGCATTAAATAATCCACTTGCTACCATTTCAAGCTCTGTGCTGCTTATTTTAGAATTAACATTACTTCCATCAAATGGGTTAAGTCCCCTTGCTGGGTCTCCAGATATAGAGTTTGGAAAATTAGCGTTTGAATCAATCAGCCTGTCTGCACCACCAACAGTAGTAACTGAACCAGTAGCGGTTGGAACATCAGTGTTATCAACAGCTTCATAAGTGACAAGCCCTAATCTATAATCTCCTCCAGATTGCTGCTCTATTGTAGTTATGATACTACTCATGTCGTTCTTTAAAGTCTGAATATTCTCTGGCATCCATGTTGAGGGGACTCCAGGCGGAGTACCATCTAACGAACTATAATCTAAAAGGAATAATACATCCATTCCAGCATTACATGGTTGAACATCTAGTCCTGGGCAGCTAATAGTTACGGTGGCAGTGTCTGGATAGTTTTTTGTTTTTGTAAAACTCACACTTCCTGTTCCACTAATAACGCTATTCACAACTTGAGTGTTGTCCCAAACAACTTGCATGATAGTTTGATTAACACTTTGAACTGTGTAGTCTATCTCAACTGTACCGATAAATGGGTCAAACTCAACCTCATATATATCTTGGTTAATTAATTCTGTTGTGAATTCATTATCTGCAGAACATTCTACTTCTTCTATTATTTCTGTTACAACGTCTTGCTCATCTTCATTTATCGTAAGAACATATTCATTCATATATGGGTCAAAGCCACCGAGCTTGTATGACCTGAATGATTCTATAAATGTATCTCTAAAGAAAGACCGCATTCCTAATTCAGATATAGGTACAAGCTTGTCTTGTTTAAAACTACCACCTACCAAATTAAGCACCGCACCTCTTTTGGAGTCTGTAAAATATACTTCGTTTCCGAAATGAACGAATGTTTCTGCATCAGATGATATGCCATACTCTTCATTCCTTGCAATCTGAGTTCCTAAAACTTCAGGGACAGATGTTATCGCACCTCCACCAACCGAATCAGATAATAAGTTTTTACCTTGAAGCACATAAGAAACTCTATCTTCTTGAAGAACAAGTAAGTCTGTTTCTCTGGCGTGCAATATACCAATGTTGCCAAAGGACTTCTCTAAATCACTAAAGTTTGCAAGTGATAAGTTAAACTGGTTGAGCTTGTTTAAGTTTGTTTCTGCATTATAAACTCCTGAATAAGTTATAGATGCAAATCTATGTGCCTTCTTGTAGTCTTGCTCAGATACAGCGGTTGTTCTTTGCCCTATAACTACTGAGTCTCCACCAATAAGGTCCTCTACCTTATAGCTTTCTACACCGTTTCCAAAAGTATAACAGTCATGAAAATCTAATAATGATACAGCAGGAGTGTTTTGTAATTGGTTTTGTTGATTCCCCTTGTGTAATCCATTTTCTATTAAGAATGTTTCCGAAGATTCAAAATAAATATCATTATCAATAGACACTGGTTTTGTTTCAAAAACAAACCCCCCAACACCATTGCCAGAAGCAGCGCTTCTTTGAAGTTGAAAGTCAATAAAAGTAAAAGAATAAAGGCTAAGTATATCTGGGTCTACTCTTCCGTTTGTAGCCTGCCATGCTTCTGAAATAGTTGCACCACTTATTGACCTAAGGAAAAGCTCACCAGTGCTAGTGTTTTGATAAAAATCTATTCTATTTTCTCCTTCTGGAGGATTAGAACCTGCGGCCTCTACTGGCGGCGTTGTACCTGTGTATAAGGTATTATCTTGCGTAACTGGATAACATTCTAAAATGCTTGATTGATTATAATAAATCATGCCCTCTGCAAAATCTATTTGTTGAGCAATAACCATTTCCCTAAAGTCAGTATAATCTCTTTCAGCAACATACTGAGCTGTAGGACCATTAGTGTCGGCATTAATCGCAACGCACCCTACAGCCCTCGACCATCCAGTTTGTATTAGAAGAGTTACCACGCTACCTTGAGGTATAGGGACTGGTACATGTGTCCCCGTGCCATCGTCCTCAGACAGCAACGCTGTCTCCATACCTCTATCTGATATAGAAGAATTTTTATCGTCTACTATTAATCCATTATGAAATTCAGTAATGGCGTTAAAAACTAAATCTTCACTATCAGTATATATATTAGAGTCTACAGAAAAATTAGTTGGTCTTAATTTCATGTAAACTCCAGCTGGTTGTTGAATATCAGAAACTGCCCCCCCTGGAATTAAAAAATTTCTTTCTTTTGCTTCAACCTCTAACACTGTTGTTTCAACAAGATTTTGAGTAGGTCCACCAGAATCTACTTTTACAATAAGTTTGTCACCTTCATTTACTTTTTTAGAATTCTCTCCTTCTAAAAGAAAATATGCAAACCCGCTGTTTTCAAAAATATTATTAAAGCAATATATCGTTTCATACGTGCCATAACTTGGCTTTATAACAGGTCTGTATGCAGTAGCCCAATATGGAGGTTCACTATTTATTTTAAATTCAATTTGATTTTTTTTCGAAGAACTATAAGCAGGTGTATAAACACTATTGCCTGTTGAAGTAAATACTGTAGATTGTCTTCCATATTCATCTAGGTAAACAATTCCAAGCTCGTAATTTCTATTACTATGTAAAGTTTGAAATCCATCTGGGCTTGTAACTGTTACCGCAAATACATTAAAAGAAAAATACTCATATATATCAGGGTCTGTAGCATGAGTATACTTCATTGCGTTGCAGGTTATCAAAATAATATTTGGTCCTGCAGAATTGTAATCAAATCCTTGACCAATGGCTGTAAGACCACTCCCTGCTTTTGAATACCCCGCTGGTATAGAGCTTGTGGATACGTTTGAATTAAATATATCTGTTAAAGTTCCACCGTCATCTGCACTAGCTATAGGCTGTATATTATTTGTTGTTCCTATAAATGAAGCAAACTCAGGAGATGAAACTAATTCATTTGCACTCGTATAATTTTTGCCAAGTACAAAAGATGAACTTATATTAAAAGATTTCTGAAAATCAGTTGGTGCTGTACCTGTAGTTGTATAGCTATCATGAGATATATTAATTAAAAAGTTAATTATAGAACCTTTCTTTAATTTATCTGAAGATAAAAAACTAGAAAAATCAATATCACTTCTAGCATCAGTAACCGTATAATTTTGATTTGCTGGGTCAATATCATATCTTGATGAATCAGATTGTGAAGTTAAAACAGGCTTTGTAAATGTTTCAAAAGAAACTAAATTTGCATCAATGTCAACTTCAACCGATTGCTGTCCCTCAACAACATCCATGTCATAACCATCAACATAGTTTCCATACATAATCCTATTGCCCATAATCGTCTGAGCTTTAGCAAATCTTGGAACATTATCATATAATCTAAACAGCTCATCCTGAGGAAGTACCGTATATATTTTGCTATTATCAAAGTTTATATTAAACGTTGAGTTGCTATCAATACTTAAATTTTCTTTATTGTAATTGTCTATAACATAAACATTATTATTGCCACTTCTCTTAAAACAAATTTGAATCTCTTCAACCCTATCGCTTCCTGTCTCAACTTCTACTACAGCATTATTTATTCTGTTTTTCATACCGCCATTAAAGGCTCCGTCAACATTTATAAAAAATGGACTTGGTTCAAACGCCGCTTCTGAAAAAGGAGACAGTGCACTGTACTCTCCATCTTGATATCTCCATCTATATGAGAATGTTATAACCTTATCCTCAAGATAGTTACCTCTTTTCTCAGAAGTAAAAGATGATATTACAGGAGAATTAAATGGAGGCTTTACAATCACAGATAAATCATCTTCTGTAATTAAGTCGACATCATTTTGTGGCTCTCCATATGAGCGTGTTACGTTTATCTTTCTTGGTTGGTTGTAGTTGTCCGTAAAAAACAAAAGGTCATCTACCTTGTTTATACCTACAATTCTGTTTTGTTTGTTAAAGTTAAGTACAGATGTACTAATAACATGATATCTAATAGAACCGCTAACACCATCTTCAGCTACAGTCCAAGATGCAATGATGTCTACAATATTACTTGTTACAAAGAAGTATATGGTTTCGTTAGCTCCGTCTTCATAAGCTCCGATACACATAGCTCCATTACTTTCATCAAGAGCAGTACCATTGTACTCAAGAGTTGTAATGCCACCAGGTATATTTGTTAAGAGCTCATTTCCTTTTGAGTTTTCTATAGCACCAATCTCACTATCCTCAGTAGAGCCAGCCCTAACATTAAGTGCATCAATGTATTCCCCTTGAGGTAGCAAGCGTTCGTCGACGCTCTTATTCATCACGCCTTTTACAAAAGTAGTTTTTGTAATCATATTACTTTATCCACTTATACTGACCCCGTAGACTCATAAGAAGTCTGCTTGGGTGTAGATTACTCATTCTTAATTTAGCATTTCGATACAAAGCTGTCTTCTCTTTTTGTGCTCTTCGAACAATGTATTCCTGAACGCCTAGCTTTGTGCTCAATATCATATACCTAATGTAAGCATATATAAATTCTTCAGCAAGTTTGTTTACAACAACCTGACTATCTTCACCCTTTTCTAATCCATCTGATATATATTCGATAACAATCTTCTGTCCCTCTACCACTTCTGAGCTAAAATTAATAACTCCTGAGCGATTATCTATCCTAAAGGTAGGGTTGATGTTAGCTGTCTCCGTATTAAGGCCGTAGCGAGCTCCTATGAATCTATCAAAATACCAGTTTGTTCCGTCATAATATCCCAACTTACCGTTCATTATGCCATCTCCTGGGTATAAACTCTTCTGCAACTTATGTATTCTATCGTAATCTAGTTCAGATAATCCCTCTAAAACTCTACCATTATTATCAAATAATATCTTATCGTTGTTGTCTTTTAGGTATGCTTTAGAATAATTTGTTTGCATATTCTCAACAAGAGGAAACAAAACATCATCTCTATACATTGATATGCGAACATAATTTACATAGTCACTTGGCAATATAACTTGAAGCCTGTCTGTAACTGATTGCTCAAGAACCTTTACATCCTTCATTGCATCGTAGTGGAGCTCTTGAATAGCACGCTTTGCATGAAACAAAACTTTGTACCTTGGTATGTTGTTGATAATCTCGTGGTTTCCAACATACATCAACATAAAATTGTTTACAATCTCAGATAACTTTATATACTGAGACGAACCAAAGTTTTCTCCGTTGTCCTCTTCGTAATATTTAAAATCAGATATATAAGCCATCTTATTGTTCTTGTTGTTGTTCTTTTAGTTCTTCATTGTTTCCAAAAGTCACGAGGTCTTTTTCTCTTATCGACACGCCAGCGTACTGAAGTATCTTCATAACAAGAGATGGTTCATCAGAAGCTGGTAACTCAAAGTCCTGATAGTCAGATGCAGTTGCATCAAACACAGGTTCTCCAGAAGCAATGTCAATGTATGTCCATTTAGGGTCTTTTGGATATCTCACATATGTTATATTAACAGAAACCCCACCATCTAAAGCTGGATAAATAGTAATAGATTGATTTTGTAAAACATAAGCTGGGTATTCTAAGGTTGGCGATGTTAAGTTTGAACTATTTAACATTAATATTTTGCTATGATTTACTCTTTCAGCTTCCACTCCACCCACGACTACATTATTTATTAAATAATAATCTGAAGGTGTTTGTCTTAAAGATGGGTCTCCCGATGGCATTGCAGGAGAATTGTAAGAAGTATAAAAAGAATCAATGACTTCCGCTAAACCTTTTGTAATATCAGCATATCCAGTTCCTGATTGCCTTGTGTTTTCTTTTCTTATCTGTGCATTGTATGCATAGAAATAGTCCTCAAACAAATCAAGTTGAGCCTGCTTTGCATAGAGGTTGAAATCATTCGGTGATATATAGCCAAAGTTATTCTTATTAGCTATGGCCAATACTGTTGTTCTTACAGAGTTTATCATCGTAAAAATTTACACAAAGATAAGCAAAAAAAGAAAGGGCTCTAAAATTAGAGCCCTCATTACAATGTTTATAATCTTTTAATCTTCTAAATTTTCTAGCTTGGTTTGGAGTATCTTCATTACTTCAATACCATCGTCTGTTTGAAAATAAGATGCCAACATAAAAGCTGGGTCTTCACCAAAAGGAACTGTCATTATTTTCTTTTTGTTAGACTTTAGATTATAGTATATATCCCGATTGTTATTTTTTAAAGAAATAAGACCTTCGTCAAATAACTTGTAACAGATGTCTTGAATCTTTAACATAGGGTCGTTAAGTGCATCTAAAAACTCAAGTGGGTTTTCTTTTGCGAACAATCTAATGTCTCTTTTTATTTCAGCACTTGTCATCTTACTTACGTTTAGCCCAAGTAAAACTCTACATAAAGTTTCTGAAAGTTCTAAGTTTAATTCACGAGCCTGTATCTGAGCTTCAAGCTGATGGTCTAAACTTTCCACTTCAACCGAAGCGTCTTTTTCATTGTCAACTAATTCAAAAACTCCACCATTACCAGGATGATAAGATAAAAACTCTTGAAGAACTGGATTTGATTTAGGAACAAGTAATAATCCTGATTCAAAAATAATTGGTTCAAGAACCGCATTTCCATCTTGCTCTTCTAAGAAGGGTGACTTTTGATTTCGTGCATACCGAAGCTCCCTATTGGTTTGTCCATCAAAATAAAGGAGTGGTTTTTTTCTAGTACTTTTAGATTGAATCATATAACTAAGAGGTGTTATTCTTCTTTTCAATCTATAAACTTTGTCCGTTAGGACGGCTTGTTTCTTTGCCATTGTATTAAAATTTTAATTAAAGTTAAAAAAAGGGGGAGAGAAATTCCCTCCCCCATAATTATTAGTCTTCGAATAAGAAGAAGTTGTTAGCACCAAGAACACATAATGCACGCTCAGTTAAATAATTAACTGTCATTGCATCAAGAGATGAACTCATTCCTGCAGAACCTGCAGAACCAGTCACCCATGTCTTATACTTACGGTCTTCAGTTTCAGAAGCTCTATAACGAACATGCAAGAAAGGTCGTTTTGCGTTTTTACCAAGAACTTGGTCATAAACAGTTGTAGAGCCAGCAGGTACAAGTACCCCATTTATAGCTCCAGCAACAATACCACCTCGCATAGTAGCGTCATTTAGGTATTTCCAGTCAGACTTGTAGAAATCATAACCTCTACGGAATCCAGAGAATCCAAGATTTAAGGCCATGTCTTCGTCGTTGTCAAACAACCCATAAGAAGTACCACCTGTACCATAAGAGTTTTGAGCAGCCAACATATCGTCAATGCTAAAGCTCAACTCACGGTTAAGGAAAAGAACATTCTCTTCAATAGCACCTTCTTTATCAAGACGCTTAACAACATTATCAAAGTCTGCAAGGTTATCTAAAGAACCAGCTGCAACATTTCCTCGTTGTTCAATTTGATGGAAAAGTCCGTCAGTACCTTTATTACCAGTAATAACTGAATTGTCTAAAGCAATAACTCCTGAAGCAGCCTCAGCTGGTACAGCTTCAACAAGTGCAGTCTCCATATAGTCTTCAAATCTTAAGCGAGTTTCATGCTCAGACTTGATATACCATAGGTATCCAGTTGCACCATTTTCAGTAGTTACTTCAATCCATCCAATTTGAGCCATATCAGAACCGCTAACTTCATATTTTTCTTTGATAATAATTGGGCTATTTTCAAAGATGTTGTCATCAGCGTCTGCAGACGTAAGTGTAGTTGTATCAGTTCCTTTTTGATACTCAGAACCATAAACAAAAACAGTCAACGTCTCACTTGTAGCAAAAGTAGCTCCGCCCGCTTCATAAAAAGCAACGTCAAACTCATTAGCAGTTGTACTAACTGACGTAATGATAGCTTTGTTTTGCTTTACAGAAGCAGCTTGGTTGTCTGAAATCATAACTGTCTGTCCAATTTTCAAAGGAAGCGACCCAGCAGCAGGAGCACCAGCATCAGAAACTACAATTGTTGCAGTGTCATCTCCAAGAGTAGTCCCAGCTTTACCAGCACAGTTGATATATTTAATGTGTAATCTTCCTTGCTCAGCCCACTTAATAAGGTCAGAGTTGGAAGGCATCTCAGCACCTACCATTCGAAGGAATGAAGATACAGAGCGGTTTCCATAACGCTCAAATTCCTTCTCCATTAAATCAGGAAGGTATTGTTGCGTGAAAACAAAAGCATCATTACCAAGATAGTTTGCCTGTGTAGGCACTCTCTCGGCAGATGGTTGTAATGCCGTACTTGTCGGCGTAATAGTAAAAGCCATTATTTATTTTTTTAAATGATTTGTTATTTTTTATTACTCTTTATTTTGAGTCCTCTTCCACTACTATCATCTAATGCTCTAACACTGAAACCTTTGTTGTTCATATCTTTAGGTGTCTCTCTAACACCCATGTCAATGTTTTTAGCTTTTTTAGCCGCATCATCAATTGCATTTGCTTGACCTTGCTCATAAAAAAACTTAGCAAATTTATCAGGGTTCATAGCTACAGCGATAGCTTTGTGGTATCCACTAGCGTCCGATATCATACCATTCTTATCTACAAACTTAGATATAAAATTGTTTATATCTGATTGAGTAGCCTTAAGCTCCTTTGCATCTCCAGGAAGATAAGATAAGTTTTCTTCACCAATACTAAAATCAAAACCTTTGAATTCATTGGAGAAGACTTCATCTGTCTTCTTTTGAAAATACTCAGAGCGCTTAACAGTTTCCTCTTCAACACTCTTAGACTCTTGGATATATTTCTTGTAAGCTTCATAGTCACTCTTTTCTTCTTCAGAAACAAGACCACCGCTTGACTCAAGTGGTGTCTTATACGTTTCCTTCAAATCATTGAAGTACTTCTTAGCTTTAGCAAGCTCTCTTTTTTTAGCTATCTGCTTCTGCTTAATTTCCTTTTCATCGTCAACCTCAGTATCATATGCAAACTTTTCGTTAAGCAAATAACTAATGTCTTCTCTGTCTAGGTCTGATTCTGTTGCAGAATAATATTCAGCTAAAATCTGGTCAGCATCCATTTCATCATAATCTCTATTGATTCTCATGAAGTCCTGGATACCCCTACCAGTTTCTTTCTTGTACTTTAAGAAAGCTGATACATCCTCAGGAAGTTCTTCTGCCTGAACTCTTTCTTCAAAAAGTTCTTCAACAGAATTAATTTCCTTATTGTACCTGTCTCTAATATATGAAAGAACGTCTTCTTCTCCGAGCTCGGGAGCTGGGCTCTCTTGCTCTTCTTGTTCTACTGGTTGCTCTTCAGCAACTTCTGTAGAATTTTCTTTTACTTCCTGAGCTTCTTCTTGCTCATTTTCTTTTTGCTCCTGTTCATGCTTGTCTAACAATTCTTGTTCTACTTCTTGAACAGACTTCTCTTCTACGGTGTCATCCAACACCCTTACTTTTATTTCTGACATTTGATTAAATTTTTATGCAAAGTTAATTAAAAAAATATATTCTTATCTTGGCTCAAATTCTGCCAAGTCAAAGCCATCTAAACTATCCTCATTTGATTCAAAACTCATAGGAGGTAGATTGTTTTTACGCTGGTCTATTAGTTTAGATTGCTGTGTGTTTTGCTGACTAATTCTATCAGCTTTAGCCTTCTCTCTGTTGTTCTCTCTTTTCTGCAAAGAATTAGCCTCAATACCTTTGAGTTGCATGTTCATGTCAAACTCAAGTTGCATAAGCTGTGATTTAAGAGCAGCTTCATTCTTCATCTTTTCAATATCAAATGCAATCTCAGCTTGCTTAAGCTCCATCTTAGAACGCTTCTCAGCTTCAATCTTAGCCAGTGCGGCTTCTGCAGCCATAGCTTGTGATTGCTGATTTACTTGCGCTTGAGTCTGTTGTTGCATCATACTTTTCTGAATGTCGTTTTCTTCTTTCTTCTTTCTTTTTAATTTAAGAAGTTGATTAGCAACCTTCAGGTTCTTAACATCTCGAATATCAATTGCATCTTCCAGATGTATCTGGTCTCTTGACAGGGCGGTTTGTATATTCGCTTCTAACTGAGCCTTTTCTTCTTCATCTGGAGAAAGCTCAATAAATATTCCAAAGTCGTACAGATATAAATCTTTAGTATCTTCAAGTGTGGCTACATTATACTTCCCTATCTGCATTGCAAACTCTTCCTTGAACTCAGAGTATTCCAATATATCTGATATTCTACAAGACAGACCTTCTGCAAGTGCCTTAGTTATTTGTAAGCTAGCATCTAATACATGTCTTGTTGCTGTATTCGAGTTTGCTGCTGCAAGTTTTTGTAAACCAACCAATGAATCTGGGTCAATCTTACTTCCATCTCTAGCCTCATTAAGCCCTGTTACATCACGCATCATGTTGAGATAGTGATTGTAACTACCAATTAAACTAGCAATCTTTGCTTGACCAGAGTTACTTGTAAGCTGCTGAATTGGAACTCTTGCGTTGTTAAACTCTCCATCTTGAGTATAGCTTCTTCCTACAACAGAACCTGTTTGAAAGTAAAGTCTTAATGCATCTTCTGGATTATAGACTCCACCATTACCAAGGTCAACCTCACTAAGTCCATCGGCATCTATAAACACACCATCTGGAACTACCTTAGATATAACTTGCTGTAACTTTAAATGCGTAATCTGAATCAGGTCAGCAAATGTAATCATTCTTCTAACCAAAGATTCAATTACACCCTTGTACATTCTTGGAGCATTAACAATATATGGAGACGAAACGTGCTGTGAAGCTGACTTTGGTCTAACCATATTCTTAGCCATCTCCCATTTAAGCATAATGTTTGTACCCATAACCATTACGCCTTCATACCATACTTCAATTTTCTTTTCAATTCTTTCGAAGTTTCCGTCAGCCATCATTTCTTCTGGAGGATTGAACGAATCATCTTTTTCAATCATACGCTGCCCACCATTGTCAAGCATTTTCTTTTTGTAAACAAAGCTTTTGTCTGTTTTGTAGCTAAAGTAAAGTAGTGTGGCTGTGTCTCTATTAAACATAGAGTTTTCATAAAACCTTGAAACATTGTAGTAATCGTACCAGCTCTGGCTGTATTTAGATATATTTTCTAAATCTTCGTTTGTTAATGTGGGGTCAATCTTTCTAAGCTCTGTTGTTGGAACAGTCTTTACTTCTCCCCAATAAAAACAATCTCTAAAGTTATTATCTTCAGTGTAACTATAAACTAAGTTAGCTGGGTCTACATAGTCAACCTTAACTCCAGCGCCAGGTAAAAAGCTATGTTTCGCAGCTCCTATACCTATAGTTGTCAAATCATAGTTTATTCTCTTTTTGATTTCATCATAATGATTTTCACCAAGCACTGTGTTAATTGCTTGCTCCTGAGCTATCTCAATAGATGGCTTATACTTTAGCTGCATGTGCAGAGCTAACTCTTCATCACTTTCTGGAATGTCTTGTTGTGGTACAGCAAATGCATCTATACCAAAGCTTTCGTTCATTTGCTCCAAGAAATCTTTTGCAACCATATCGGTTTCAATCATGTCCTGATAGGCAATTCTTTTTTCTGCAGACATAGCGTCTTGTGCATATGTGTTGATAGAAAACAATCTATCAGACATTCCATTTACAACTATGTCTACAAACTTTGGTATAATTGGTATCGGAGTCCAATCTAAGTTTAGATAAGACAAATCTCCGTCTACTGCTAATTCGTTTTTGTATTTTCCTACAGACTGCTCCCCTCGAGAATATAATCTCAACCTGTGGAAATCATCTAATTGTCTGTAGAACTTACAGTCACCATTACCACGTCTGAACCATTCATATTGAATAGCTTGACCAACTTGGAGACCGAACTCCATAGAAGCCTTCTCTGAGTCGCTAACAAATTGACCTGGAAACGATGCGCTATTAACTGATATGGTTACTTCCTTCATGTTATTATTTCGCTGTAAATTCCCTTATTATTATATCTTGCAAATTTAATGTTTATTTTTGACTGTCTTTTCTGGGGGGTATATTTACTTCTCTGGTTAGCCATAATAGCTAAACCTGAACTAATTGCTGCATCAAACTTTGTTCTATTTGTTATATCAAACTTGGCCCAATCTTCCAATGTTCTTGTAAAATACATAGCACCCATATCGCCAGCATCCCTGTAATCACCATTAAAATCTATCCCAACATACTTTTCTATATAAGATTCAATAGCTGAGGCGTGAGCTTGCTTTACATCTTCAGATGAGTTGGGTATACCTCCAATTTCTTTTTCTGCCTTAGAGAGCTTGTTAAACGCCTTATCTGGCCTGTTCATTGAAAATCCTCTATATCCTCTGTTCTTCATGTGATACAAAAGTCTTGGCTTATTATTCTCAACTAAAACAGGCATACCATAAAACACACAAGCCATAAGCACCTCTTCGAAAAATATCTCTGCTGTTTGCGGCCTTGCTATATACTCAAGAAAAAACTCATTACTTGGAGCTTCATCCATATTAAATTTAGTCAATCCATGTAAAGCTCCATTAGAACCCCTGCCAACAACTGTACCTGATATATCATAGGAGTCACAACCAAAAGAACCTATGTGTTCATTGCCAGGATACTTAGCTCCATTTTTAATAATAACTTTATTTTGTAAAGACTTGTTCGGTATCCAAGATAATAAAAATCTTCCCCTTGGGTCTGGAGTCCATATTACTTGAGAATCCTCAACCCCATCTTTCCAATGAAAAGAACCCTTGGTTAGATACTTTTCTTTTATAATAGAATCATTATAGTCTACCTGTTGATATATTTTTGTTAGATTAAATATAGATGATTTGGTTTCATCTCTGAATGCATGCGACTCTGTTCTTGGAAACTGTCTATAAAATTCATTCAAAGCATCAGGGTCGTTCTTCAAACTATCAACCTCATTCTCCCAATATTCTACAGCCCCCTGGGGAATGTAATCACCGTAAGAATCCAACAGTGGTTTTTTTGGGGTATCCAAAACAGGCATGCCATATCTATCAATAAAACCTTCCATATTCCATTCCATGGGTATAAACAAACTATACATTCCACTCTTTGTTTGTCCGTTAGAATTTCTTTTTGTTATGTCAGAATCATAGTACAACTTCTTAAAGTTATCACCACCTTTGTCCAAAGCATTTGAAGTAGACCCCATCATACATTTACCTATAATCCTTCTACCCAGTCTAAGACAGGTTTTTGTTACACGCCAGTTATTAAGAATATTATCTGGTTTGTCCCATTTACCACTTTCATCGTGAACAAGAAGCAAAAGCTTTTCACCATCATAAGAGTTATCTCCTGTATTCTTCCAGTCAATAGTTGTATCTAATCCTTCAAACACAATGTCAGACACCGAGTTCATGTTCTTCTTTGTAATCTTAGAAGCTGGAACACGGTATGCAAGCTCAGTCTTTGGTTTGTCCATACCATCCTGTATGGGCTTGAAAAAAAATGGATAGTTATTTGATATAGGCACTACCTTATCTGTAAACATTTTCTTTGCATCAGAACCTGTCTTTGATAATATCCCAACCCTTGCATCTTTGGCAAGCGTTCCAGTATTTACGCATTCAGAGGAAGACATAAACGAAAATCCAGAACGACGTATCTTCAAATACACCATCCCAAAACTTCTTTGGTCTGCCTTACAAGCTTCCCAAAATATAAAAAACAATCTGTTTGCCTCACGAAACTCTGGGTTTCCAACATCTATTTTAGTCCACTGAAGATACATATAGTGAGTTCCCGTTATGTATGTTGGCTTTCCATTGTTCATAAACCAAAGCCCATCCTCTCTTCTGTTGAACTCTTCTTCTATATAATCAACCCACTTGTCCTTGAACTCCTGAGCAGACTCATGCCACTGGAATATACTTGGTATTCTTGAAAGCTCTTTGGGATACTCTTGAACTTCCCAGTATTGCTCAGAAGAATCTTTGTGTCGTGAAAAAACTTTTCGTGGTTTTTTGGGTAGGGCTATATTCAGCCCACTGATAGATATTACAGAATCAATAGTTCCGTTTTTAGATATAACAACCATATCATATTTATCGTCATATCCATACTTCCAGCTCTTAGCCCTATTCTTGTTTGAAATTACATTCTTAGGAACATGACCATGAAGCTCTTTATACAAATTATTTTGACCTTCTTTCTGCAAACCCCTGTAGTTTTTGTTCTGTTTTTTCTGTAGTTTTTCCAGCTAACATATTCTTCTCATTTTCTATTCTTGTTAAGATTTCAAATGCATCGAATATAGCTAGCTTCTTTGTAGCAGCTGCATTCTTTAATCTATCAGCAGCTAACTCTGGAGACAAATCATCTAGTCCCTTTTTAATAATATCTTCCTTAGCAACCTTAATCAGCTCCTTTACAGCTGACTCTCCAGCTTTTATAATATCTTCCTTTAACTTTCTAACTTCCATCTACAACAAGAGCTATATCATTAGACTTCATCCTATAAAGAACCTCGCCATCAACATCAAATTCATATTCGCTCTCTGGCGTAAAACATATTCTATCCCCAACATTCACACCAGAATCCTCAAGAAATTTATTGCTGTATCTAATATAACCAATTAAATCTTCATCTGGTTTTACAAAACAAAAATCACCCAGAGTATGCCAACCATCTTTGTTTTTATACATAAAGAATTGATTGCGCTCTAAGAAAAACGTTTTATCTTTTAAGAAACTAAATCCACTTCTTTCCTTCCCACTCATGTCATAGTAAACCTTGAATACATTGTGATGAACAAGAAGTGTATCTCCTTTTTCAATAGGTCCAGTGTATCCAGAGGGGCACTCTATAACTTTAGCGTAACGATTAGATGCTTTGTGGTCTTCTTGGGAAGTACTTGTTATGAAATCTATATCTCCAATTTTTTTCACATTATCATACCGCCTGCCACCAACAGGTTCAACGATAAAATAAAAAGGAGATTTCATTCAAAGTTGATATTATATTCAATAGATATAGGCATGGTTTCATTGAACTCTTTCCAAAGAAACACTTCGTCTTGGCGTTCAATCCAAACCTTTATACTACCTGTATCTTTATCTTGTTGAATTAAATGTATCGAGTGGCTGTCATTAAGAATGTTTTGACCCACTATATAATGCATAGCACCCGACTTATAGTCAGGCCCTATGGATATTTTTCTTATATCCATTTTATTTTATTTTAATTTAGCCGAGCTTTGAAATCTCAAGACTGGCTGATGGTACATTTGCAAAAGAACTAGATGTAGTTATTTCTTTTAATCCACCATCGTCTTCTCCAGAGCTATCTCTTAGTACTTGAAACTTAAGAGTTGTAGAAGGTGCGGTTATTGAAATCGTAAAAGTTTCATCATAAGGAATCAAAGTTTGGTTATCAGGAATTTGTATTCCTTTAACAAATCCAGATGCAGTATCATTCACTAATTTTCTTAAAAGAATAACAGCATCATTTGTATTTGTACTTCTTCCAAATCCTCCACAAAATTTTACAAAATACAAACCTGTTTGATTAAAAGTAACTGTTCCAGCTGCATCAATTTGAACAGCATCACTAGATGTTCCTTGAGCAGCACCAAACTCTACCTGCAATATTGTGTCCGTTGTAGATGGATTTTGACTGCTTGTAGAAGATGCGCTCAATGAAGAACTAACAGACAATTCTCCTCCGATATATGTTTTAATATCTGAAAACAAAAATGTTTTTGTTGCACTAGCATCGCTTACATCTGTTCCAATAACAAAATCTCCATCCACTGGAGTTACTGCTGGATAATACGTTTGGTTACTTATCTTCGACATTTTCTTTTATTTCTCCTGTTTCTAGGTTAATTGTTACGTTATCTCCATACTTCTTTACAAGCTCAGCTTCTAATTCTTTGAACTCTGATTGAAGTGATGATATCTTGTGTAAGGCAACATGTTTTTGAAGCTCTGCATCTGCAACAGATGCTTTGAGAGACATAAACTCTTTATTAATTTCATTTACCTTTTCAAGTTCTTTTGTTTCTAATTTTTTCATTTGATTAAATTTTTACAAAGATATACATTTTATTTTATCTACCCTGACCTCTATATTTTTGTTTGTATGATGACTGCCCTCTTGAAGCATTCTTAGAATGAACCCCTGGTCTTTTCTTTTTTTGAGAAATTCTAGGCCCATCAAACGTCGCTCTTGCCATTCTTTTTATTTTTTTCCCATGTGCGCCCTACAAAATACGCTCCATAGACTGTGATTAATAATGATTGAAAAATTGGTATGTAGTCTTTTTGAACCTGGAAACCACCTATGTTTCCATCCGTAAACGCTAACAAAGTAAACATGGTTGTAAGAAACACCATGACAAGTGGCCGTATGTTCTTAGACAAAAAGCTATCGCTTTGCATGTCATACTTCCATCTTTCTGTAACTTGTGACTGAGCGTCATTATCTGCTTTCTCTAAAAGCTCCTGTATTTTATGTTTAGCATCTAGTCTTTCTTCTTCTGTTGTTGTTACCTTATCAATAACATCCCCAATATCTTTTACAAGACCGCCTGTTAAAAGTGAAATTAATTTCTTCATATCACTCTGTATTTTGTTTTACCATCAATCCTTTCGGCTCTTAAGCATCTTCCTCTATTTCTGTCTGGCGAAACATAAGATACATGCACCCAGTCTGGGTTATCATCATCACCAAACTCCCATATCATTTGGTCAAAGTCTAAATGCTTTTTTATGTATTCAAACATTTCAGCGTTTGTTTTGTGACCATAGCTATCGTCAATATCAATTGCTCTACCCTGACAATGCTGGCTTGAAGAACTTCCGCCAACAGCCTTATTTAAATCTGGAACTCTTAGAAAAGAATTTATTTTTATAGGACCTCTTGTCCATTTTCTTAATGGCTCAAAAATGTTTTCAGCCACAACTTGCATGTTTGTAAATTGATATGTATCTGGAATATTATCAATACCAAGTCTTAGAGCAGTAACAGAACGAGTACCCTCTTGATAGCTTATATGTTCGCTAATTCTTTCCATTTAGCAAAGTCCGCCGCAAAACAAACAAATCTCGCACATAATTATAATCTTAAGTTTATTCCAAACCTAGTGTCATGTATTTCAGTGTCCCAAAATCTAGTATACTCACTCTCTATAAATACACCTAAACGATTTGTAATTTTCCATCCAAGGATTAATCCTGCTTGCCAATCTTCCCATTGCTCTCCCTCAAGTAAATCATTATGACCTCCTTTACCCCAAGAGTTTCTGTGAAGATAAGAAAAATCTTCGTTGCCTTTTACATACTTATGATGAGGGAGTATGTAGTTTGCGTAAGCATGAGTCCAAAAATTATTGCTGTAATGATAAAAATCAAATCCAACTATAGGAGCTATTTCTCCAAAACTATCTAGTTCTGCCCACTTTTCCCTATTATATCTATTCATTAATCTACCAAAGATTCTATTTCTAAAATCTAAATCAGTATAAGCAACAGTTCTTCCTTGGTCATCAACCCAAACATAATCAAAAACCTGGGATGTTGTCCCATCTGCATTGTATATAGTTGACACATATGGCTTGTCTTGATATCCATACAAATATCCTAAAGTATACCATGGATTCACTGGAACTTCGACTTGCTGAACATCATTAGGAGTGTCGTCATTAAAAACATCTATAATTTCAGTTTCATTTAACCATATTTCTATCGGATTATACCCATAAGGAGTTTGATGAGTACGATAAATACCACCAGCTGATATGCTAAACTTTTTACCAATAGGCAATCGTAATCTTACCTCTGCCGATTGATATTCGAAACCCACGTTTCCCTGCTCTCTTTGCTCTAACTTTACGATGTGGTATTTCCCTGTGTGTCTTAAAAAATATCTTGTGTTTACAAACTCTTCCCCTCTTTCTCTCTCTTGCTCATAGTGAAACAAATATTCAAATCCCTTTACTGCAGCAGTTGGTGCAGATAAAGCTTTGTTCATTTCAGTTCCATCGTAAAAGTTTGGTTTAACTTCGTAGTCAAATCGAGCTAGTTTTCTAATTCCGAATCCAACTCTGTAGTCATTTGGATAGTATTCGGTAACATCTATAACTTTCGGAATCCCATACAAATCTCCATCAGCAGGTTTATCTACAAAGTAATCTTTAGTAGTTTTTTCGTATGCGTTTGACACATTACCTGCTACATAAATAGATGAGTATTTGAAAAACTCATCATAAGCTTTTTTAAATATTTGCCCCTGTGCTACAAAGCACCATAGTAAAAGTATTAAGTATTTCATTAAAATTTATTTTCTATTAATTTATCAATCTCCTTCTGTAGGTCCTCTAACTTACACTTAAGTTTTAGTGTAATGTCAGCTTCCCATCTTTCAACCTCATTACCATTTTCAAATAGTATGATGGTGGGTAAATATACAATATTATTTTCTTCAAAAAAATCTTTGTGCTTTCCTATGTCGTAATTAAACACATTTACATCGTCTAATTTTTTGATATTTAAATTAGCTTCTTTCGTAAATTCAGCAGACGCTTGTACAATACTTATCCCGTTCTCATGCTGGGCTTGCACAAAAACAAAACATAGAATAAATATGTATTTAACGAGCTTCATACAATCTGTCTTCAATTTTATTTAAAGACTCTTTAATTTCTTGCACATCAACTTTAATCCCATCAACATCTTGTTGAGTAAGCATTATGGTTTTACGAACTAATTCATCTTTGTATTGAAACTCTTGCTGTGTGATAATTGGTTTTGGCTCCTGCATTGCTAAAGCTATATCTGCTTTCAGGGTAAAGTATACGGTCAACAAGGAACTTATGCCAAAACCTAATGCGATTAACTCCTTAATGGTTAGTGAAAACTTCGAGCTTGGGGTTAAATCTGACATAGTTATTTATTTTTTTATGATTCTAAAGATGCTATATAAGAAGCTACAAGCTCATCTGTCCATACACCAGTGACATAAGGGACTAAATTTTCTGGAAGAGCTGGAGAAAGAAGGTCATTGCCATCATCATCTTGACCTATAACTCTAGGGTTTAATGTGTCTGGATTGTATAAACTTCTATGATAGTCACTAGAAACAACTTTTTCAACTCCATCAATAGTTTCTACTATATCTGTACGCTCTCTCACTTGTAATATTTGAAAGTCACCTACAAACTCTACTTTATCTAAAACTGTAATTTTACTTAAACTCATTTTTTTATTTTATGTTGTTGTTAAATATGTCATTGTTAAACGCAATCTGTTGTTATTTGTACCTGTCCCCAATCCACTGGCTGGATATTGTGTTGTAACATTGCGTAAGTATATGTTTATTTTGCTCCCCCCATCATTAATTGAAAACGTATAATTTGCTAACGAAGTGCCAAATGAATAATTTAAACCAACGGTAGCAGCAGCATCTACGTCAGCAGATACAAAAGGTAATCCATGTATTTCTAAATTACCACTAGCATAAGTTACAGCATCACTACCTAATTCTATAAAAGCATGAACCGCTCTACCAACCTTTACATATCTACCTACTTGCGAGTCGTATGTAATAGCTAAACCGCTAGTTCCATAAAAAGTAGGAGTAAACGACCCTTCTTCGTAATCGTCTAAATGGTGTGGGGCTGAATTTTGATTACCTGAGGCGCCTATATAAACACCTTCCTTGGCTACTATAGGCTTATGTGCTTGGATGTTTACAAGGGAGGTAGTTGCAGTGCTATACTGAAACGTCATGTATTCGTTAGTATTATAACTCTGAGGCTGAGTAAGCTTGAATATCATCTTATTATCCCGATACGTTCCAGTGCTATCTTCATAAAACTCAATAGCTGATTGCATTCCACCGCTTCCGCTTCTAGCAATATAAAGACTAGTGTCAACTGAGCCACTATCTGCTTGAACATATGCGAAATGAGTTTTTGAGCCTATATAATTCAAATGAGTATTTATACTTCCATCTTGTACTACAAGCTTCTTTGGAGCATAAAATCCACCGTCAAATGTTTGAAAAACTATGTTCTGGCTGTTATCATAAATCTGAGTTTGAAAATCATTTCCATCCCAATCACCTAAAGATAAATTACCTGTCGTGCCCAGAAGCATACAAGCTTTTCCATTTTGGAATATTCCATCCCCCGCCCCTCCAGAAGTTGCAGAAACATCAAGCTCTCCAACAACTTGAAGTTTAGCACCTGGCGAAGTCGTTCCAATTCCAACAAAGCCACCTGTGGTTACAGTTATCGCTGCATCACTATCTAAATCTGTAGTTGATGCTAACTTAAACTTATCGGAATCACTATTATCTACTCCAAGAACCCATCTTCTTGTTCCCGTAAGTAAAAAACTTGCAATAGCATCACCAGCACCATCTTGTTCAATAGTTAAACCTGTTGAAGTACCAGTTCCAGTAGTATTTTCTTTAATATGTAGTATAGAAGCAGGGGCTGTGTGTCCAATACCGACGTTACCTGTATTAGCCAATATGGTCATCTTAGCCGTTTGAACACTTCCTGTATCTCCTGTAATAAATTGAAGAGGCTGTTCAAATACAGTTCCTAAATATGTCGCATTAGCTAATGAGTTAGAATAAGTATTCCCTGCTTCTCCCTCAATTCCAAGCTTTGCTTTTATACTTGCTCCGTCCTGACGTAACTCTAAATGTGGGTTGTCGTTTTCCGACCCTGTATTGTCTGCGTCTGCCTCAATAATAACAACAGCGTCACCTGTGTCTCCTGCAGAAACATGAAGCAATCCACCAGGCGAAGTAGTTCCAATACCAACATTGCCGTTTAAATCTAAAGCAAATGCGTCTGAATCGGTTGACGGTCCCATTAAAAAAATGCCGCCTGCATTTTTATACATTCTGTGTGAAATGGAGTTTGAGCTTGTTAAAGCAATACCGTCGTTTGAAGTGTCACCATCTTGTCGCACTATTAATGTACCTCCCGATGTAGCCACCCCAGTTCCACCATTTACTTCTAATTTGCCCCCTGGCGCAGTCGTTCCGATTCCGACATCCCCTGCTGACGTGATAATCATTTGGTCAGTAGAGTTCGTAATAAAATTAATAGTTCCAGCTGCAGAAATTGAAGCTATATCTAACCCTGCACTACCATCATCTTTTAGATATTGTCCATTTGCAAATGTAAATTTTGATGTCAAAGATACACGCACATCGCCATCTACATCAAGTTTAACGCCTGGCGAAGTTGTCCCTATTCCAACATTATCTCCAGTGGTAGCATTTAAAATTAAATCATAACCATCATTCGCTCTGAGTGTAACATCTCCATCATTTACCGCTTTAAATCTATTTGCATAAATAGTGTTTGTGTTGTTGCCAACCCTTATGTGCCCAACAACATGCAGCTTTTGATTTGGCGTAGTTGTCCCGATTCCAACATCTCCAGTAATATGAAGTTGAGTTGCTGAAGCATCTTGAGCAACAATTGAATCTCCAAGAGTATTTGCTGTAGTAAAAACAGGAAGAGTGTGTGTAGTTCCGTTTATAAATCCGCTTACAAGGTCGGACGAAAGTATTTTGATGTTCTGGTTGCCATCAAATCCAACTATAGTTGTTCCAGCTGTAGTACTTGTTCTGTTGGTAAATTGTGAAAACTTAATCGGCATAATCTATTTTTTTATGGGAACAAATATGTTTCTGTTATCATTGTGGCTTGTGGGTCTCCAGGCGGCTCAGAGCCTGACTCAGCTATAATTTCTATCTCTGGGTCAGCAGTTCCAATCTCAGTAATCATCTCCAGTGACTCTATAGTACCGTGGTCGTATAGGTCATGGTCAATAAAAAGTCCTACTGAAGATGATAATGCCATTTTACCAGAGTGCTATTAGGTTAGTTGCAGTTGTCCCTGTTGCAAATACCTTTTTAACATTTACTGGCACAAACTGTCCATTGTTTAGATTGTAAAAAGTAACTGTGTCTCCTCCCGAAGTTGTTACTTTAACTTGTCCTCCAACTCCCACATACAACACACATCCGCTTTGGTCTCCTCTATAAATGGTATAAGCTTCTCCAGAAGTCATAATATCTCCATTTAAGGTAAGTTGAGTGTCGCTATCTACAGCTGTAACAGTTGCTGCTGTAGCATCAGATGTATTGTAAACAATATCACCAACTCTAACTTTTGACTCGAATGTTTCTCCTGAATCTACAAGTTTGTTTGTAGTAGTTCCAGTAGTAGTTCCACTTGCTGGAACACTTGATTTGTTTGGTATGTCGGCATTATCACTTGTGTGAACTTCTAATGCACCTTGTACTTGTAATTTTTGATAAGCCATTTTATTTTTTTTATTTATGCAAAGATATTATTTTTTGTCAAAAGGAAACATTCGATTTAGAGTGTCACGTCTTCTACCGCATCCGCAGTCTTTACCAACGGCTTTAGCCGTTTTTTCCACAACGGTTTTAATGCCTGTTTTAACTGTGATATTTTCTATAACATCACCTAATCCCCTTGCTTTCATATTAATTTGCTTCTAAAGCTTTTACTTTTTCAGATAATTCTTTTACTGCTTTAACTAGAATTGGCACTAGCTTTCCGTAGCTCATCTCTAGTTTGTCTGGGTTTTCATCATACACCAAACGAAGAACATCATTATCTAACGGCTGAACATCTTGTGCTATGAATCCAAAATCTTTTTTACCCTTGTTGGCACTTTCAATTTCTTTTTCAACTTGATTTCCTTCTTCATCAAAACCAGTTGATGTTTCTGGTCTATTGTCCCAAGTAAACTGCTTTGGTTGTAAAGACTCTATAAAGTCTAATCCATATTCTAAATCAACAATATCTTTTTTATCTCTTTCATCTGACAAAGAAGTGATAGAAGTTACAGCACATCTAAGAGTTGCAACGCTAGAGTTACCTAAAGTAAACTCGTTGCTAACAGTTGCGGTACTAGACTGAGCACCATACCCAAGAATTGTATTGTTTGTTCCAGTTGAAAGTGTAGTTCCAGCCTCAGACCCAACAATAGTATTATGAACTGTGCCTTGTTGTTGTGTTCCAGAACCTCCCCCTACGATAGTCGTGTAACTCATTGTAGTTGGGCCACCTGTAGGACCTGACTCTTCTCCAACAACTACGTTTTTAATTGAGGTAATAAACCCTCCAGCCATACTAGAGTTGCTAAACCCACCACTACAAGAGTTATACCCTATAACGACACTGCTGGTAAGAGCACCTAAAATTTTACCTGATTTAGTACCTATAATAACAGACTTAGTACCTCCACTTCCTAAATTAAAAGGAGAACCAGGGACTCCTCCATTACCAGCTTCGTTACCTATAACAACCATGTCTGCAGCTAGACCATTTTTTCCAGCGTCCATACCAATAACAACAGAATGAAAACCTCCAAAAGAGGTATAACCTGCATTGCTATCTGGGTTACCTATATAAATTAGTCCATCGCCAATAGTACCTAAGCCTGAAGAATAACCCCCTAGCATTAACTTATCGTTTTTCGGGTTTGAACTTCCTCCGCTTGTATTATCTCTTAATACATCCGTTAAATCATTAAGGTCTTCTATGCTTGGACCAGCGCCTGCATTCACAGTGTCGGTTATGTCCTGCATAGTATATACATGGGTTTTGGCATTTAGCTGTGCGGACTTTCTTTCTGTCATATCTACACTTGCAGATGTAAATATTAGTTTATCTCCTGATGGTATTGTTGGCATGGTTTTATTTTTTTACAAAGATAGTTATTTAATATTTTCCTTTTCTTGTTTTGGGTGAACTTGCTTTGCTACCACCAGGCCCAGCCCATAAGTGCTTACATGCCCAGTATCTAGCGGTCATTTTATCTTTAGCAGTAGAACATTTATGTCTAGCTCTGAAAGAACTTCTTGCTGCCTTAGAATAGTTATGGCCATAACCCTTAGCTCCAAAGTGGATAAGCTTTTCCTTACCACCTGAGCAGGCCTTGACCATTTTTTTCTTTCCAGCCCTGTCGCTTTTCACAACGACATTGCATTTCATTTTTGCTTTGTTAGCCATATTACTTTTGCATCTTTTTCATCTTAGCTTCAATGATTGTTCTTTGAAGGTCAGATGGTAGTGTTTTTTGTTCTGCACTTAAATACATATCAACAACACTATCCTTGAATCCCACGTCGCCATGTTTTACTGTATTAGGTTTCATCTTTATGTGTATCTTTTAGTTACTCTTGCTGCGGGGGTGTTTGCAACAAACTGTCGGTTTTTCCCCTGTCTTTTTTTCTTGCGAGCAGTAGCAGCTCTTTGTGATTTGCTCATGCTCTTTGCCTTCTTTAGTGGAAGACATCTGTCTGGGTTCTTCTTGTTCTTGCTTGTACCACAAGCCCCAAGGATTGAACCGTCCGTTCCAATTCTTACCCACTTCTCGTTCACCCACTTTTTTAATTCACCCATTATTTTTTTTGTTTACCATAGATAAAGTTCTCTCCAGACACAGAAAGTTTGTCAATTACCTCTGTTTGTAGGTCTCTAAGCAGCTTTTCGAGCTTATCTTTCTCGATAACCATCTGATTTACCTTGTCCTCAAGAGCTTCGTTTTTAGCCTTCAATGACTCTAATTCCTCTGGATTCTTACCAATAAAAGTGTAAATCACCACAGATAAAGAGCCTACCAGCATACCAACTATCACTTTGAAGATATCGTTGTTAGTATCTGGTATTTCTTTAAATGCCAAAAACAATAATAATCCCATAACCATTGCAAATACTGTTGCAGCGCCTATGTAACCTCTCATTTCTTTGTTTCTAAACATAACTAAGCTTTTATATTTTTTTGTGCTTTCTTCATTTTCTTTAGAAAACTTTTATTGTAAGCTCTACCAGTAGGGCCAACCTTAATGTTTTCTTGATTGTACACTCTATCTACATCTTTGTTTTTGAATGTAAACTCATTGTACTGCTCTTCAGTCATAGGGCCTCCTCGGTAAGGGTTGTAGTTTGTGCTTACTGGTTGCTCACTAAGTGGCTTTGGTTTTTTATGTGGCATAATTATTTTTTTCTTTTAGATGCTTTCGCATAGTTAGGGTCTTTGCAATACTTACTTGCAGCGAGATTGGCGTAGGCACTTGGATATCTATCAAAGGTTCTTTTGGCCCACGCAATCCCAGCTGGACAAATCTTATTGCCTTTCTTCTTTTTAGCTTTACGTGCCATTACTTCTTCTTTTTCTTTTTCTTAGCAGCGTAGCTTGAAGACTTCTTTTTTTTCATGTATTTAATCTTTCCTCCGAGTGGCATATCTTTATATTTTAAGGTTTCAGCAAAGATATAAATTTTATAACTTTGTTTTTCAAATGAAATATACTGTAATAAAAAGAAAAAGGCACGACAGGGTTCAGCCTAAGCATGACTATCTAAAATACTTCAGGGTAGTTAGACACTGGATAAAGATGAAATACGACATTGGGCTACCTGAGCTTGAGATGTTACTCTTCTTGCACGGAGAAGGTTTGTTCAAGAAGTCAGACTTCGATGAGTTCCAGAAAATAATATCATGGGACACTGATAGATTCGACAGAATGCTTCGAGACAAATGGATAATCGTCTGGCGCAAGCGAACAGGCAACGAAGCTACTTTGTACGAAATTTCCTACAAGGGTAAAAGAATGATTACGCACATGTATAAAATCCTAAATGGTGAGGAGGTAATCTCAGAAGACTCAAAGCGAAACTCTATCTTCAAAAAAAATGCCCCATATAAAGATAAACTCTACAGGGGCATGATTAGAAGAATGAATGAAGCTATAAAACAATCACGACGTCCTTCAGTTGAATAACAGTCACTGGGTCTCCAGCGAGTACAACATCATAGGCGCTTCTCTTGTCGTAATATATTACATCATCGGCTTTTACTTGAGTAACTAAATCCCCAACCGTTTTTATCCTTCCCTTTCCATAGCGCATTTGACTTACGTCTTCACCTGAAAGAATAAGACCTGAGTCTGTTTTGACTTCTTCTTCTACTTTGTCAATGACAATAAAGTTATTTATGGCTCTCATTTTCTTTTAAGTGTTACTATTGCGTTTGTTGAAAGTATAGTTGTTGCTACAGATACTGCATTGCGTAGTGCGTTCTTAGTTACTTTAGCTGGGTCAATGATTCCCATCTTAAACATATCTCCGTACTTTTCTTCTTTTACATCGTATCCATAGTTCCAATCCACAATTTGAAAATCATTGTAGTATATCTTATTGAAATCTTTGCCAGCGTTCAAAAGTATTTGATGTGCTGGAGCTTTAAGGGCAGATGTAAAAATTGCGTGAGCAATTTTTTTTGATTTTTCGGACTTATCTTCATCTAATATGATGCATGATTTGTACAAAGCAATCCCTCCACCAGGCACAATCCCCTCTTCAAGAGCGGAGCGTACAGCACAAACAGCGTCATCAACTCTATCGTATAGCTCTTTCTGCTCCACATCAGAGTTGCCTCCAACGTAAATAATACCGATACCGCCTGTAAGACTTGCGATTCTTTCCTTCAAGAAGTCTTTGTCGCCTTTTACCTTAGCATTGTTATGCTGATGCCATAGCTCATCAACTCTCTTCTGGATATCGTCGTCGTTTCCTTTACCTCTTATGATGATGGTATCTTCACGACCTACAATAACTTTCTCAGCAAACCCAAGGTCATCCATAGAAATCAAACCTAAATCATCTCCTGTGCTTTCTGAAAAGTATTTTGCCCCAACGGCCAGCGCTATGTCGTTCATAAGCTCATGGCTTCTGTATCCGAACTGCGGAGGAATGATGTGACAAATCTTAAGACCATTACGAACTACGTTTGCAGCAAGTGTGTTAATCACATTCTGCGAGCAGTTGCCGATAATCAAAAGCTTTTTGTTCTCGTTGATTACTGGCTTTAGTATTCTTTCTATGCTAACGACATTAGAAATCTCTTGGTCTGCACAAAGCACATGCACATCCTCAAGGATGCACTCATCACGCTTGTGGTCGTTGACAAACAGATGTGAGGTGTAACCTCTATCAATCCGTATACCCTCTGTAACTTCTGAGAATGTATCAGAGGTCTGTGACCTCTCAACTGTAACGATGCCGTTCTCACCCACCTTTTTGTAAGCTTCAGCTATCAACTTCCCAACCTTAGAGTCGTTATTAGCAGAAACAGTAGCTACATCATCTAATCTTCGTCCGCTAACTTTCTTTGACTTCTTGTCCAGAAACTTCACAACCTCCTCTGACAATCTGGTAATCTCACGAATAACCTCCGTGACATTCACATCTTCATTAGACAAAAGCTCCATACCGTACTTAATCATAGCCTCGGTAAGAACAATCGCAGTCGTTGTGCCGTCACCCGCACTCACTGCCGTTCTATCGGCAGCGTCTTTCATAATACGAACAGCCAGGTTCTCAACAGAATCCTCAAGTGCTATTGACCTTGCTACTGTAACACCATCCTTTGTGATGGTGACTCCTCGTGTATGGTTTTCTGATTCGATGAGTACTGTGTTTCCTCGTGGGCCGAGTGTACTCTTGACTGCTTCTGAAATCTTTTCGATTCCATTTAGCAACTTGTCACGACCTTCTTGGTCGAACACAAGTTCTTTTGGTGTGTAACTTAATTCATTCATTCGATTTAATTTTAAACAAATATATCAAAACAAATACCGAAAAACAAAACATGTTAATATGACAGTTTTATTCTTCAGTATACTACTACTACTATATTACTACTATATACTATTATTTTTAAATCTCTATAATAGGAGGTAAAATCAACATATTAACATAAAAGACTAATAATCAATCAGTTACGAAAAAAATGTTTACATAAACTCAGCAGTCTGATGTTGATAATCAACATTCTGGCTAGTAATTAATATGTAATCCTATAAAGAATAGGTATAAGTTTAGTTCTCTGTAGTCGTATTTATTGTCTCTTGGAAAGTATGACCATCCGATTAGCGGTCCGTGCTTAACTCTGTTAGATATGCTTAGTGTGATGTCTGTATTCATTCGGCTAATGTAATCAATACCTCTGAACAAATTGTGTTAGATATATGGAACTTGAGGGTTATACATACATATTACGTGTCGTGCCTCAAAACTAAAATCGCTTTTTTTCTCGGTGGGGGGTACATCTTTGAGCCATGACATGCAGATTTTTTGACGTTTTTAACTGCCTGACTATCAGATAGTTACATTCTTGTTGCAATAGCTTTCACATCGCACACCCTCTGTAAATACCTGAGTATCAACGACTTACAGCTATCCCTGTTGTATCTTTTTAGATACAGAGAGAGAAAGCATAACACCCTCACTATCAACAAGTTACACTTATATTTTAGGGGTGAATACAATATATCATAACTACTTGATTATCAATAAGTTACAAACACAATTTTATTGTGTAATCGAAGGAAACAATACCAAAACAAAACCATCAAATTATCATATTCTCAATAAATACCCCAAAAACACCTATTTTATTGCGAAATTCTCATGAGAATAATGCAACGAAATCGACATTTTATTAAATTATTCACAACAAAAACATTGTTTTGCTAAGATGTTCATAAAAATGCTATGATTTTAAGATTATTTTAGTGTTTTGTGCCAAGCCCATAACTACCTGAAAGCCAGCCACTTACAGCCATATCAGAAACGTAACTTGCTCATTATCAGCATTTTATAGTCTAAATATATATATATACGTTTGTGTCATCGTTCTTTGACATATCAGCACACACATACAGCTCCCGACCTCGTGGAGTGTAACGCGTGTAGGAGATTTCCTACTTGTAAGAATTTTCTTACAGGTTCGAGAGTGCCTGCAAACCTGAGAGAGTAGCGTGTATAGGTGTAGCCGAGTTTGAATTGCCGAAGTACAAACGGAGTACAAAGTAGCAACGGAAGTTATCCCCGTCTTTACGGGTTAAAACGATAGCATTCTATCAAGTTATTCAACGAGCAAAACGTACGAAGTAAGGCAACCCCTTCTCATTCGGGGGTAATAGATGAGGAACTGCAAAGCCGAAAGGCTTAAAGCAAGATAGATAGCCAACCATGGGCAACAGATTGAGGCATCGTGTAAAGTGCAACGACAAGTTTGAAAACTTGCGTGAAGTGGGATAAAAGCCACCGAATATCAACTGCTTATTTTACGAAGTAAGTCATGGGAAAAACAAGTACAAGAACGCCATGCGTTACGAGAGAGCGTACCTGAGAAAGCGTGAAAGGTGAAAACCGAATAACCCTATCAGAGTGAAATCTGGTAGGGTAACTACATTTTTAACACTATTATTAATCTTTAAATTCAATTATTATGAAAACTCAAAATGTAACTAAATCCGTAAGTAATGCAACAAAGAAGGCAAGAGCAAAGAAAATCAGCAAAGCCATCGAATTGCAACGTAAATTGAAATCAGCACACGAGAAAGAAATCCGTGGGCTTAATTCACTTGTGAACTACGTCACAGCCAAAGGTAAATTTTCAGAATTTACAGAAGGCAAAAAAGCAATGGAGAACTTCATTGCATACGTCAATGACCGAGATAACGTACAGATAAAAATCAGCGATATATCAGTCAAAAACGTAGTGGCTAATTTGACCGAGAGAGAACTCAACAAGAAAGACGGAACGAAGAAAACTATCTTCTCAACGTACCACACAAAACTTGCTGTTTCTCGTATGGGCAAAGCGTTAAGAAAGCAGAGAATTTCAGCCAAAGCTTAACTGATGAGACTTCAATAGTCGAAACACCATGTTCGCATGGTGTATTAAGCAATTTTTTTAATTACATAAATCATGAAGCGTACACGAATAAAGTACAAAGTAAATGCTGGAGAATTAGGACAATTCTTGAAGCAGAAACACGAGAACACGAAGAAAAAGTGGGGAGAACTCGTGCGACATACCCTTATTGAAAGGGGGCTTGAGGTTACAAGCGACAACTTCAAAAAGGTAAGTGCCGAACTCAACAAGGCACAAAGGTTTAAGATATTAGAACGTAAACTGGGTATGATATGAATGTAGTGATATATTTTAACGACATACATGGGAAACACAACCCATATACAAATGCGTTTATTTTAAACGAAGGAAAGATATCTGCGTCTATACAAGAGCCTAAATGTTATGTGACATTTTCAGAGTGGATTGAAGAACAACTCATACCACACGAGAGAATGAATGACGACGAGGTGCAAGACCAGTATGATAATGTGTATGAAGATTACTACAATGTGCATTATACCTTATCAATAAGAGATTATTTAAAATACCTTAAAAATCATATATAATATGAGTAGATGTAAATGTGGAAACGATATACCCCAAGGCAGAGTAGCTTTGGGGTTTTTTAATTGTGTCAGTTGTTCATCAACTGAAATGTATAGCTATGTGCCGATTATATACCATAAGACAGGCAACACAATACAAATTGTAGACCAAGCTACAAGCAGAGCTGTACATAAGTCTTGGAGGAGAAAGTAAAACTTAAATTAAAATGAGAATAATAATTCAAAATCAAAACGGAAAATATGTGGGCGAGTTGAAGATTGAACACGACCAATACTCGTCATTGAACTACATAGACTTGAATGAAATGAGTGGATTAACCTTGATAGGAAAAAAGCCGTTCGATATAATTTTTCAAGAAAATACAGATTTAGTGTACGAAATAGAAGATGAACCAATAATCCTTAAATTAAATAGATATGAGTAGAGATGAATTAGTAAACAAAGTGACAGACAAGTGGACAGATAATATATACAGCGATATCGTTGATGTATTGGAAGCATATACACTTGAATTCCAAATGGAAGATGAAGCAAGCATTGTTGATGATGTGATTGCTAAGATGATTGAAATGTATAAATAAATAAACATGACTATATACGAGATAAAAGAAAGGACTGCAGAGACAAGTCCACATTACTTTAGTAGAGATACTTTGAAATTCTTTGGGCAAACCATGAAGAGTTTTAGAGTAAGCAAACTAAACGAACACGAGTATCTTATTTCAGCACCAAGTTATTGGGGTGGAAAGCTAATGGGATATAGTGAGCGTATATTTGATAGTAGAGATAACACTTTAAATAGCACAACAAATGAATAGAGATAAACATATATGGGAAGGTTGGACTGTTGGAGATTTCATTGATGAGATAGAGATATTGTTCAACATGCATGAAGGTTTTGAGTCCAAAGAACAATTAAAGAATTGGGTTAAAGACATGCAACCTTATTACAAGAAACACATACCTGAGGTATATAGATACTTTTTAAATAGAACAACATTATGAGAGATTATTCAAACGGAAACACATTCAAGTACAGACTCACTGAATACAAGTACAATGAGTGGGTTACTTGGGACGGAAGGGAAGCCAGTGGTTTCTCTTGCGAAGACAAGGGTTTATTATTTGGGTTGGACGAGGTACGCATCACTGCTCGGACTGAAAAGGAAATGTTTCAGAAGATAGATGACTACATCGACAACAGATTACACAAGTTACAAATGCAAGACCTGAGTAGGAGAGCAGCGAGTGAATTTTATGAAGCTAAATTTATTAAGTAAATGAAAAAATATAACTGCAAGAAGTATAGCGTATTACTCGACATAGTTGACGATGGATTCAATTATTTTGAATATAGAATGGAAGAACTTAATACAGATGACTCCTACTATGTGAAATCCTTTATGGATTATATAGAGCATTTAGAATGTAGAATAGATAGATTAACTAAACTATTATAAAAAATGTATAGAATAGTAAACACAAAAACAGGAGAAACATGGGCAGATTTCTACGTTTTATCAGATGCAGAAGATGCCTATGACTACGAGGAACTTGCACCTGAGGATTACAGCATTATATATGTTGTGCCTTGCAGAGGGTGTGGAGAAGATGCTGATGAAAGGTATGACTGGTACGGAATCAGTACAGGATACTGGTGCGAGGAGTGTTATCATGGAAGTGAATACCCATATCGAAGGGATAGATATGCAACAATAGAGTATGATGGATATGGAGAGAGATTAGATAATGACTTTTAAATTAAGAATGTAATGGAGAATAGTATATGTATAAGATGGTCAGTTGATGACATCAGATACCTCGGGTACGAGTGTACAGACGAGGAAGGAATGGCTGTATTAGAAGCCATGAAGGGAGACCATGATGCAAATTATGGTATAAGTTGGGAGACACTGGACAACTGGTGTCATAGTTTCAACTTAAAGTTTATAGGATAATGTGCATTTAATTTGCATATTATGTTTATTATTTGTAAATTTGTAAAACTAAATTAAATTAAATCATGGAGACGATTGAAGAAAAATTAGTTACTACATACCCAAACGACGAAAAGTACTATGTACATAATTGTGTTTGGGCTGACCATTGCGATGCCTATATTCCAAAGGCAGAGGCATATCAATGTGATGTTAGTGGAAGTTGGTATCATGAAAATGATGTTGACGAGTACATGATATACTGCTACGACATAGAAGCCCATGTTGAGAACGACTATGCTTGGTATTGTGAAGTTTCTCAGGAGTGGTATTATAACACAGGAGACAGGGGTCAACTCTACGATGGTGGATATATATATGAGGGAGACACAGGAGATTATGTTTACATAGATTATGGTCAAGCAGATGGATACTATTTGCATCGTGACGAGAGTGCATGGTGCTACGACATAGAAGATTATGTACATGAAGATGACGCACATTGGTGTGAAGATGATGGCGAGTACTACTATGATGAAGATAAAATGCCAAGTAAAGAAGATGATGAGCATATCTGTACATATCACGAATCACCTGCAGTAAGGCACATTTTGATGTCAGAGTCCTATAAAATGAGAATAGGTTTCGAGATAGAGAAGACGTACTTTAAAGCATTTGACGGAGGTTATGCAGAAAACAAAGGGAACTATGTAGGTTCTCATGAATTGTTCAAGGGTTACGAGACAGACAGCTCGTGTGGAGTTGAGGCTATCACAAACATACTTCCACTGGATAGTCCAAGAAGTTTGAGTAGGAATGAAGTGTTTGAATACTTTGACGAGGCAGAATGCATTATCAATTCGCCAGTGAGCAGACGTTGTGGTGGGCATATCTGTATATCTGTACATGGAATGAGTGGGTATGACATACTCAACAAAGTCAGAGGTAACATGGCTATACTCTACTCAATGTACAGGTACAGACTAAGCAAGGAGCATTGCAATGAAAACAAAAAGCTTGTGCGTGAACACAATACAAAGTATTCTCCAGTCAATGTCAAAGACTTTGGAATTGAGATACGAATACCAAGTGCTGTGAAGAATGTAAGACAGCTAAAGTTACGCTATGATTTGATTTACAAAATCATGTATCACAGCATGCGAACAAGGCAATCATACGACAAACTACTTGAGAAGATTGACTACATACTTATGCGTATGTACAAAAACAGGGAGAGAGTTGACAACGTAAAGCGTTTGTCTTATGACTTCAGGAAGTACCTACTTAATGACGAAACCCCATACAGCATACAGGAATTTTTAGAACGAGAAGAAGATTAAATTATGTGTATAATTATTGTAAAACAAGACGACGACAAAGTAATCAAGAGAGATACCTTGATTGCTTCATCAGCTAAAAACCCTCATGGATTGGGTGTTCTTTGGCTGGACAAGTGGAACATTGAATACTTTGACAGCACAGAATACGAGGTGCTACTTACAAAGCGACCATTCATTGCCCACTTCAGATATGCAACGGTTGGTAAGGTGTCGAGAGAAAACTGCCACCCGTTCAACATCAACAAGAATGAAGTGCTGTTTCAGAACGGAACTATCTACAATCTTGGGGATGCAGACACAACAGACACAGAAGCTATGGCTCGGATACTCAAGAACATACCCAAGAAACATTGGAGAGATGTGCTTGAGATGAATGACTGCAGGTTTGTAACAGCAGACCTGAAGAACAAAACATTCGAGTTGTACAACGAGCAGGATTGGGTACAGCGTAATGGAATATATTACAGCAAGAAGAATGTGCTTGACCTTGTGCCTGTTGCAGTGTATGGTACACTAAGGAAAGACTATTCAAACTACTCAAGATACCTTCGCACTTCAGCTTATGTAGGCAAGGGTTACACCAAAGACAGGTATCCACTTGTCATAACTGGACTACCCTATCTGCTAAACAAGAAGGGTGTAGGTTTCAATGTAGAAGTTGATGTGTTTCTGGTTGACCAGTACACACTATCTCAACTTGATATTCTTGAGGGACACCCTAATTGGTACAAGCGAGAGAAGATTAAGATTGAAATGGAGAACGAAAGCTTCATCAATGCATGGATATACTTCAATGACACTGAAGACACTGGAATATACCACGAGAGATACAATCAGAACATACTACCAAGCTACGACAGATTCAATACTTGGGACGCATGGGATGATGATGACTTTGATGATGACTTCGGAACAGCTACATACGAGCCGAAGGTTACAGAAGAAAGGTGTTCTTGCGGGGACACACTTCACTTTGACCCATACTATCAAGACGCTCAGTATTGTATGAGTTGTGAGGACTATATATATAATGATGATAATAAAATTTTAGAACATGAATAATTTTGAAGACCTTTTCTACAAACTGGTAGGAGTTTGTGGATTGATATTTATACTGGGTGCTATCATAGCTTTACTGAGATGACAACACATAAAGTCCTATCGACAGGAGTACACTGCATCCTTGACAGCAATGGAAGGGTGCATGTGTACACTGAAAATGAATACTATCATCAAGAGTGGTGGTTAAAAATTAAATATAAATATAAATTAATATGAGTGAACTGAAGGATTACAAACCCGAAACAGTGAGAAAACACTGGACCGACAAAGTAAAGAAGGCTTTGATTGGCAAAACAATTACAGACGTACAATATATGTCAGACCAAGAGGTTGAAGATAATATGTGGTACAAAACACCTGTTGCCATACAACTCGATAACAAGCATTGGCTCGTGCCTATAGCAGATGATGAAGGTAATGATGGTGGCAGTGTGTACACAAACATCAAGGGAATAGAAATAATACCAGTGCTATGATAAGTAATTGTTGTAGTGCACCACCATCATACTTCAGTGATGAGTTATGTGGTGCTTGCCTAGAGTGGGCAGAGTTTGAAGATGAAGATAATTTAAATTAAATAGATAATGAAAGTAATAATTAAAACAATAGATGGTTCAAGGACCATTGAGGACATGAGACACAAGATACAGTCTTGTGCTGACACAGTACTAGACAACTTAGAACTTATGCAGTATGTCTATGATGAGTTTGGACACGACTTAGATGTTCACGATGCCGAAAGGCTCACTAATATAGTATATCAACAAATTAAATATAGAATGTAATTATGCCAAATCATGTATATAATTCTATCTCGGTTGAAGAAAAGTATGCCGAGAAGCTAGCAGAGATTGCTAAGGTAGGGCTATGTAGATACTACAAGCCAATGCCTGATGACTTGCAGGGGACAACCAGTCCTCAGCGTATTCCTGAGACAATATCTCAGCAACAATATGATATCCTCATGGAGAAGTATGGCTGTACCGATTGGTACGAGTGGGCTAATCGTGAGTGGGGTACAAAGTGGGGTGCTTATGATAACAACAGTGAGGACCGACTTTACACC